TACTTTTCGTTAAAAAACGGGTGTTTAGGTATAATACCTAGATATCCCAAACTTATTAGATTAGGTAAGTGTAATGTAATAAGAAGGAGTATGCGTTCTAAGATAAGACACGTAACACCTACAAGTATTTTGTTTGTGAATATGTCAGATAAAAGAATAAAAGTTGTTGTTGAGGGTAGATGCACAAAAATGACTGGGTGTGGTATAGGTGCAATGGGAAATAGTATAAGTATGAGCGTTGATCCTTCTGAAAATAAGAAACAAAAATGTATATTAGAACCCAAATTATCTGAAAATGGATACCTTAATAAATTCAAAAAGAAACGATGGTTTCAAAGATTAATGTTTAATGATGATCACGACACAACCGTAAAAGTATCGGCGTGTTTAAGAGCATCTAGTGCATTAATAGATCCATGTACATACACGTATTATTTAACCGTATATACTCTATACGAAAATGGTAAAGAGGACGAACCAATCATGGAGGAAATATTACACCATTCAAATTGTGACATCGTTTTCAAGGATAAGCACGTCAATCCAATTGGTCTCGAAAAATGGATGAAACAAGAATGTTGTTAATCTTTAAAAAATGGGTTCTTATCAATCTTACCATCGTGAAACAAAACGGGATTATAACTCGAACCATCCACGTAATAGACTTTTGTGTACCAAGATTTTGAATTTGTATCCCATACTTCACGTCTTTTTAAACCGCATTTGTATACAAGTTTTTCGTGTATATCATCACTACTCCCCGTAATTTCTCTTGTTTTGTTTCCCTTAACGATAGTTTTTGCTTTCTTCTCATCACTAATAGAACGCGCGTAGTTCATCATAACGGATGATAAACCTCTGTGCATGTTTTATTATTGATTAGATTATTTCTTTTATATTAATTTATTTTTGATATTTCGTTTGTTTGTTTAATTTTGCGAGTCGTGACTTGACTGTCATTTCAGATACACCTTCATTTATATTTTTCTTGAGACGACTTACATTTTTAGCCGCACGACCTTTCATGGTATTATTAACTAACTTTTTGAGATTTGACTTTTTATTTTTTGGAGGTGATGGAGGTTTATTTCTCATTGTGTTTATCAACTTTGCTTGAACTCGTTTTCTTTCACGATTCATTACGTTTTTATTTTCTTTTTGTGGTGGAGGTGGTTTATTTGTGTTTCGTTTTTTATTTGCATTAATTAATATGGAATTCATATACTGTTTTGGATCTGGCATTTTCATCGAATTTTTCAATTGTCGAGTAAATGTTGATTTATAAACGGGTAATAAATCCTTCATACTTTCAACTTTTTTAACTGAATTTTTATACATTTTTACTATATCTGAATTTTTAGAAATTTTATTTTTCAGTGTATCAATGGCGAATTTTGGATCGTGAATACTATTTAATAATTTGGATTTATTGGCGTGTTCGTTTTTTTCAACTTGTTTTTTAAGTTGTAAACGTTTATTTAGATTATTGTGTACAGACATAATCCCGTTTCGCTTTGCGCGCACCAAGAATTCTTTTCTTCTTCCCTTCAACCATCCTCTTGGAACGAATTTATCTATTCTGACTTCTAATGCTTTTAATTTGTTATTTACGTTTTCCCCGTTTATTTCTTTTTTCCTGATATTATTCAATCTATCCTGTCTTTTCTTCACTTGTTCTTCACGTTTGGATTCTTCAGCTTTTTTCGCGTTAAGTTTCTTTTGTTCTTCAGCTTTTTTCGCGTTATTTTCAGCTTTTTTAGCGTTAAGTTTCTTTTGTTCTTCAGCTTTTTTAGCGTTATTTTCAGCTTTTTTAGCGTTAAGCTTCTTTTGTTCTTCAGCTTTTTTAGCGTTATTTTCAGCTTTTTTAGCGTTAAGCTTCTTTTGTTCTTCACGTTTAGCTTCAGCCTCTTCAGCTTCTTTTTTAGCTTTATTATTATTTACTTTTAAAGAGTTAGCTATATTTTTTATTTTCGATTTCGCATTATTAAAATTACTCCCGGGGTTTGCTATAAATCTAGTAATAACGTTACCTGATTCTCGATCTTTAAGTTTTAATTCATTATTTCTAAATTTCTTAAGTTCATAAACGCGTTTCATATGTTCATTTTTTTTGTTAGTATTTGGAACATTTATTTTATTATTAATGGTTTTATTAGATCTACTAAGAGATGGTATAGTGGGTTTGTTTTTCCATTCATTATTTTCTTTATTTTTTTTTAATTCTTTATTTTTTTTCTTTTCATCCTTTTCGAGTCGTTTTTCAATCATTTCACTTATTTTACTTTTTGTGTTATTTACCGTTTTTGGTGCCATAAAACCACCTTTAGCAAATTTATTTATAATTTTTTGTGCGTTAGCGTTATTAGGGTAATTTTCTCTTAATTTTTTAACATTTTCACTTTTTGTATTGCTTAAAACTTTATTGTTAATATTTTTCTTAATTTTATTAATTTTATTACCCTTATTAAGCCTATTTATATATTCCTGTTTATTTGTAATCCCTTTATTGTTTAAATAAGAATTAAGATTTGTTTTGTTATCTTCTTTCTTTTCTTTATTTTCGAGTCGTTTTTCAATCATTTCACTTATTTTACTTTTTGTGTTATTTACCGTTTTTGGTGCAAAAAACCCACCTTTCTCAAATGTGTTTATAATTTTTTGTGCGTTAGCGTTATTAGGGTAATTTTCTCTTAATTTTTTAACATTTTCACTTTTTGTATTGCTTAAAACTTTATTGTTAATATTTTTCTTAATTTTATTAATTTTGTTACCCTTATTAAGCCTATTTATATATTCCTGTTTATTTGTAATCCCTTTATTGTTTAAATAAGAATTAAGATTTGTTTTGTTTTGTTCTTTTTTCTTATTAATATTTTCCTTCTTCTGTTTTTCATTTGATTTATTTTTAACTATTTTATTTAATTTTTTGTTTGCAACGTCGTACGTAATAGTACCGTTATTGAAATTGGTTAAAACGGTATTTAATGTGTTTTTGTTTAAGTTATTATACGCATTTTTATAACTATTTATTTTAACTTCTAATTTCTTTTTATTTTCCGATTTTTGTGTTTCTTTCACTTCCTTATTATTACTTCTCTTTTGATTTAATTCTGCTATTTTGTTAATAACACTTTGTTTATTCTTGTAGAGTAATTCACCTCGACCTATCAAACCTCCTCTTTTCTGGTTAACATAATGTTTAATGATTTTCAATACTTCTTGATTTTCTGATCGCCCAATTTTTAGTGTTTCGGAATTTATCATTCTTTGGTTTTGGAGTACGGTTTGTTCTATTTTTTCTATTGGAACACCGTTTTCGAGTTTTTGTAAAAAATTTGATACATTATTTTCACTTCTACCTTTATTTCCTAAAAACGCGGTAAGTCTAGTTTTATTATTTTCGAGTTTTGTTTTTTTATTATTTTCAACCTTTTGTTTGTTTTGGGTATTCTTTACTATTTTTTCAATTTCCTTGTTTATATTTGTACGCGCTTTATTTTTTTTGTAAACACCACCCGTACCAAACACACCCACTTTTTTCTTATTTTCAAAATTCTTTATTATTTTTTGTACTTTTGGGTTATTTATATGATTAACGTTCGTATTTTTAATTAAATTTTGAACATTTATTTTATGTTTTTCGTTACTAATATTTTGAAGTTCCTTTTTCGCCGTGTTTAAGTTTCCGAACGAATTATACTTGTTTAATACCTGTTGAACGTTATTTGTATTTGCATTAATACCTAGATTCTTAATGTTTTTTATTAATACATTTTTACCCTTTTTTAATTCTTCTTGCTCCTTTTGCTCCTTTTCCTTTTTGTTATTATTAAGTTTTTTAGTGGTAATTTGATCACCAATATCTTTTATTATTGTATTAACAGGTGTACCTTTATTGAGACGTTTGAATGCATTAACTTTAGTGTTATTGTTAATGTATTTATTCAGGTTTTTCTGATTAAGATAAGTTGCGAGTTTGTTTTGATTTTTAGTATTATTAGTATTATTAGTATTTGGAGGTTGATTTGGAACGACTACCGGAACGTTTGGGGGTTTATTTGGTACGTTTGGGGGTTTATTTGGTACGTTTGGAGGTTTATTTGGTACGTTTGGAGGTTTATTTGGTACGTTTGGGGGTTTATTTGGTACGACTACCGGAACGTTTGGAGGTTTATTTGGTACAACTACCGGAACGTTTGGGGGTTTATTTGGGACGACTACTGGAACGCTTGGAGGTTTATTTGGGACGACTACTGGAACGCTTGGAGGTTTATTTGAATTATTATTTTCCTCTATATTTCTTTCACCAAACTTTACCTTAGCTTTTTTAATTAATAGTTTTGAACCGTTATTACTTTTTAAATTTTTGTTTGTATTTACTTTAAGAAAATCTTCCTTTTCTTTTAAAAATCTTTTTCTAAAATCCTTATACGTTTCGTTAATTTGACCCCTTGCACGTAATTTTTTATAAGCATCTTCCGATGAATTTGAGTAGAACTTTATTTTATTTGATTCTCGAGCAGCTTTAGAGTTTGACGACGAGATTGGTCTTTCTTGACCAAACATTTTTTCAAATAAATTCCTTTTACTCTGTTCTTGACCTCGTTCTACGGCTTTTGCGGCTGTAAATAAACTTGGTCTTTTATTGTAATTTCTTAATGGATTCCTTGCTCCGGGTATTTTTAAACCACCTCCACTTTCATTTTTATTATTTTTTAAAATACCTCTGTTGTTATTACTTGTTATAACACCTGTATTGTTATTATTACCACTTTCTTCTTTTATAATTTTAGTTCCTACATTTCCTTTATTATTTAAATTATTTTCACGGTTAAATGGTTTTGATGAAATACCTGCATTATTATTGAAGTTGTAAGAATTTACATTTTTTGATACAATTTTCTTTTGAACCTGTCTAAGTCTAATTGGTTCATGTATATTAGTAGCGTGTAAACGGCGTCCAATTATACCAATTAATTGTGCTTTTGTAAGCTTTTTATCCGCGTGACGTGCTACACCTACCTTTTTAGCGATTCGTCTTATACTAGAAACTTTAGTTGACGCACTAAAAAGTTTATCAAAATCTGATTGAGTTAATGGTGATTTTCGATCTAATAAATGTGATCTATCTTTACTTAAAATAAGTGGGGGTAAAGGTAATTTACCATCCTGTATAGTTGAATATATATCACATATTTGACCTTTAGTCAAACTTAAATCTTCACCTGTATTTTGTTTTACGAGTGTCTTGAGATTTTTTACATCTATTCCTGGATCACATGCATCCATATTGTTATAAACCAACAAAAAAAGTTTATAACAATATATTAAATTGTTTTCATACCTGCTAAATATAATTTCATTTTATCTTCGTAACACATATTGAAATCAAATACGTCTACTTGTCCAATATCTATATCAACTATTTTACTACCTTTTATTATATTATCCTGTCTATTTTTCAATGTGGATGCGATTAAAGCTTCTGCGAATTGTTTTGGACTTTTAATATCCTTTATGAATTCGGGTTCCATTTTCATTCGTATACAAAGAACTTTACATGCTTTTTTATCTAGAAAAGGTGTTGTTGGTAAAGTTTCTAATGTTCCACCATCTACGTAGACTAAACCATCGTACCTATAAGACGAAAATATGAATGGTATAGCTATACTCATACACAATGCATCTACGATTTTCATATTAGGGTGCGTATCCTTCGAAAAATATACTGTTTTAGATGTATTTACACAAAACGCTGAAATATAAATCTTTTTATCTATATCTAAAAATGATGGATCGGATTCCATTATATCTACAAATTTTTTTCGTATAGGGTTTAAATCAACTAGACCATATTTGTTCATAAAACACTTTAAATTTAATTTAACTAGCTTATTACCTTCAAGGTTAGCTAATTTATCTAAAATTTGATCTATACTAAACCCTAAAGCTAAAAAGGTAACTATTATAGCACCTGCTGAAGAACCTGAATATTCTTTTATATTATTTAATGATTTCTCTATATTTTTAAGGTACCCTAGAATTGAAAATCCTCCCATTGCACCTGGACCAATACAAAGATATTCCATATCTTCGTGATCACTTAATAATATTGAGGAAATTGCTTTCTTAAAAGAGCGAACACGAGTGCAAATACTAGAGTGTGTACCATAGCAGAAGTAAGACTCGTCTGGCCTGACATAAAGAGACCCTTTGATCCTGGTGGTATACTCAAAAGGATACCTGGGCTGAGTAAAATGAATAGAGTTGTTGTAACGAGAAGGTCTGTTTTCGTAAGAACCATACCCATGGCCTTGGAAATGACTGAAAATGCGAGAAGAAAAACGAGTGCGTGGAACAAAACGGCTGTTCTTCCGGTAAGACCGTCTCTGAATGAAACTTTGGTTCCATTTGTTCTGAGAATAATACCTGGACTGAGAGCTAAAAAAAGAGATGCTGGTATAATTATTTTTTGCGATGTTATATCTGGGAGCATGTTTGTATACATATTCATTACATTATTTATTAGCTACCGTATAGTGAATTATAGAATGCAAATTCAACGAAATCGTCATATGACGCAAATTTTAAAATAAGATGAGACATACATGAATCATATAGATACTGTTGTAGTATCCCCCACATATAACGAAGTTCGTCTTGGTATTTTAATTCCCAATCTGTTATATGTAAAGGTTCTTGAATATTTGTTTCGTTTTCGTTATCACTATAGTCAGCTTCATTGCCGTTCATAGCTTCGTAAACATATTGATTCCAAACCATTTTTACTTATTTATTCTTGTTTCTTTTCTTTTAAACCGGTTAACGAAAGAGAAGTTGATTCCTTAGTTGGTAAATTTTCTAGTATTACGTTTAAGCAATTTTCAGCTTGTTCTTCATTTCCATTGAAAAAAGTTGTTAAACCATCCTTGACTGAGGTTTTGTTTAATCCCTGTTTTCTAGAGCTTTTCTTAACAGAAATTTTACCCTTTTTCAAATTAATGACATCGAGACCATTATCCGTCATAAGTTTCTTAACTTGAAGTTTAAGTGATTTTTCGGCCTGTACTAAGACCTTTATATCTTCTCGTGCGTCTGTAATTTGCTTACTAAGCTCAACCAATTTAGAGACGTTGTTTGAAAGTTCTTCCGATGGAGTTTCAGACATGTTTTAATATATAAACTATACCTTTATTCTTTAATTAACTATTTAACACAATGGCCTACGCATACCGTCTGGTGAAATGGTAGAGTTATTCCAAACAAATGGTTCTTTGGAATTTGGTGGATCGGCGCGGACTTGTTGATTAGCATTTCTCAAAGCACCACCAATAGTTTCTGGAAAACCAATTTGTTGTCTTGGTTCAAGAAAATTTTGCCCTTGGAGGACATCTTCTGGGGCAAATTCTCCGAAATCTTCTTGGGAAGCGACTTCTCGTGGGAGCAAAGAAGACGCAAGTCCTGTTCCAGACTTCATTTCACATCTAGACGCATCTCCTGTAGATTGAATTTCTTCGGTATCAAAACCAGATGGACCGTATGTTTTTTCTTTGACGGAATATGTCGATGTTGTGTATGTACTGACAAGATAATATAGGACGATCGCGATCGAGAGTGCAATAATAACTTGTCTTGGTGAGACTTTAGTGAGCTTCATCTTCTTTTATATATAATAAATACTTTTTTTTATTTCGAATCTTCGTCTTCAAACATACATTCTTCTGGGTATGCTTCAATTTCTGGTGTTTCGGGTTCTGGTGGAGGGGGTTTTTCTTCTTCGTGAATTTTCACCTGAACAATTTTCCAAATTGGTGAAAAATTCTTTCGACTAAAGCATATTTCGGAAAATTCAACAAAAACCGAACACAGTGATCCCGGTTTAATATCCTCTATTGGGAGTGGTTCATTTTTATTATTGAATGCTTTAGTTTCTGTAATTAATTCAAGTGAGAATCTATCAAACGAATCTGTATGATATGCCTTTTCAATTGTGGGTCCTGGAATTTTTCGACCAAACCATTTTTCACAATTTTCCGAAGCTTCCTTCATATTTGAATCATCGAATTCATTGATTTTCGCCTGATTATCCTCGCCTGAAACTTTAATATACATGTGATGTGTTTCCAATTCGATACATTCAACGTTAACTAGTTTTACGATACATCTCTTCTTATCATCTGTAAAAACTTTAACTTCGCGTTCACCTTCTTCGTTTTTTGTTATTTCGTTATAAATCATTCTATATACTGTAATGGTTTCATTTCTTTAAACCAATAAATGGGATCATAGCCGATTTTTCTAGTAATGGTCTTGGTACCCATTGGTCTCGTAAAGGTTTGAAACCGTATAAAGTTTCTTCCATTTTTATATCATTGATTTTTGATGGTAAAGGTTTTGGTTTGACTGGTCTGAAATTCATTTCATTTTTAATATAGTTTTGGTTTGGGTTTGGTTTCCAATTCATTTTTTTAATATTAAAAATATGATTTGATTGTGTTCGTAAATAATTAACTGGTGTTTTCATGTTATTGCTATTTGATTTTAAACCGTAAACTATATCTTTACTAAGTTTTTCTTTAGATGGGGTTGTTGTTGAGAGTTTATATTTTTGTGGGTTGATCTGCGATGCTTTTTTAATTAATGTTGGTCCAACCTTTGTATACGCTCGGAACGTGTGCGCAGGTTTACCGAGTTTAATACCAACTTTTTTTGCAATTGTATCTATAGAATCTGTACTTAAAATCCTCTTTTTAGACATCAGTCTACCTAAAGCGATCATACGTTTCCTATCCTTTTCAATTTTACCCGGTCTGAGACCCATTTTTTGCATCATGAACATGTCTTTTATAAGGTATGATTTTGTGGGTAAGGTTAAGTACTTATATTTTATCGTGTACAGTTCACCCCTGTTCATGTTTTGGTAATTCATTTCCGTTGAAAATGTATTTGTTTTGGCAACGTCGTATCCGAGTTGTTTTGGGCGCATAAATGCAATGTCTATAATACCACCAAAGTTCATATCTTCATTTTTACCTGTTTTTATATTGAACAAACGAAACTTCATATCCAGTGTGAATAATTCAACATCTATGAGTACATTAGACGCATTTTTTATGTTTTTACGTTTAGGTATTAACGAGTATCTACGTGTAACGTGATACCCTTTTGATTTTTTACTTGTAGCCGAGTTTAATCCTATATATTTCGAAACTTTATAAGCCCAATTTGTTCTGAATGCCGCATTATTTAAGTTATATTTTTCAATATTTTTATTCGTAAAGTATTGGTTAGTTTCTTTAAGAACAGTATTTATAATTTTATAATTATCACGTTGTGCTATTTCCCCAAGTTTATTCCATAATAAAAGTTTAACGGCTTGTAATTTACCAAAATATTTATCATCCGCTTTCATTTTGGGTACAAATTTAGTGTCAATATCCGATGTTATAACTTTATCTTCTGCTTGTAAATAGAAATTAACAGCTTCACCACCACTTAAAACTAAATCACCCATGGGTTTTAAGAATTTTGTTAGATCGTCTATTATATCAAGTAATAAAGGACGTATCGATTCTGTTACGAGTACTTTAGCAGCTTCTTCAAAAGATTCTTTATTATGAAGCCTGTTTACTCTAGATCTAAATTTTTTTATATTATCCTGACTATACACTGAAATATACTTGTACAAAATCTTATCACCAAAACATACTTTCTTTTTTACCCATTCTTCTATATTCTTATCCGTATAATCGTTAAACAATAAATATAAATTTTTAGGTAATTTTTTCACTATTTTTACTTTGGTATTTACCATTATTATATTGTCTATATAATAATATGGATTGTCAGAGTGAAGAACATAAATGTGACGAGTTATATGGTGAGTGTAGGTGTTATGCTGATGTAAATACAAAAAACCCAGGATCGGAACAGGTTTGTGGTATACGTAAAAAGGGATATATTATACCATGTAAAGCTGGTTGCTGTGATGGTGGGTGCCCTGGTCAATGTTTAAACGCTTTTAAACCAAGACAACCTTACGCTTTTGGTAAATTATATCCAATGAGTTTAGATAAGTTAATTGGAAATATGATATGTATTGCTATATTATTGGTTTTAATATCTACATATATTCTTATACTAAAAAGAACTTAAAGATACAAAGTGTATAATAGATATAAAATGTCTATTGAATCCATACTCGAAGAAATTACCGCTCTGCGCTCTGAAGTTAAATCTCTTTCTAAAATCTGTAGAAAGATTAAATCTAAACAAGATGACCCAACCGGTGAAAAAGCCGCGTCCCGTGCTAAGAATAACGGGTTTAATCGCGAACAACAAATTTCGGAAAAGCTCCGTAATTTTCTAGGACTCGAAAAGGGTAAACTTGTTTCTAGAAGTACGGTTACTCGTGCAATTAACACGTATGTTACTGCTAATAATCTTAAACACCCAGATAACGGGCGTATTCTCGTTTTGGATGATAAGCTTAAGTCTCTTCTTGAACCACCGGCAGATGTTCAAATTACATTCTTAAATTTGCAGAAATATTTGAGTCCACATTACACAAAAGTAGAACAATAATAATCTAAGTGAATAAATTTACTTAAAAAAATATATACATATAATAACAATTAGCAATGATAATTGATAAGGAATCTATTGAGAACCTTGTTGGTACAAAAATATCTAAGATAGATTTGTACCAAAAAGCATTTACACACAAATCTGCATTAAAAGATAATGATTCTTTGGAAGGGTCATTTGAAACACTTGAGTTTATAGGGGATTCTGTTTTAGGTTTTGTTATTACAAAATTTCTGTTTGATCAATATGAAAATAAACAAGAGGGATTTCTTACAAAAGCTCGTACAAAACTCGTACGTGGTGAAACACTCGCTAATATAGCATCAAAACTTGAATTATATAAATGGGTTCAAATGGATGAAAAAGGAATGCGTAATGGATGGAATAAAAATCCTAAAATTCTTGAAGATGTATTTGAATCTTTAGTGGGTGCTATATACATGGATATTGGTTTATTACATGCAAAACAGTTTATTCTTAACATATACAAAAATCCTACTATGGTTGATATGAATTGTATAATGATCGATGATAATTTTAAGGATCATCTCATGCGTTATTGTCAAACTAATAATTTACATTTACCCGAATACAGAGTTGTGTCACATGACAATGGTATATTTTTTATAGATGTATTCGTCGATAATGTTTTTTTGGGACGTGGGTGCGCAAAAAATAAAAAACAAGCTGAACAATATGCAGCTAAATATTTTTTTTATCCACCACAACTCATGTATAACACTACTTAAACAATAAGGACACTTAATTAATTATAATGAGTAAATTTTTAAAACCCTGCTTGTATATAGCTGGTGGTATATTTAGTATTATTTCTAGTATAAAATTAATTATATGGTTGGATAGACGTGGTGATTTACCAAGATTAGGTACAACTTGTGATAAAAATGAAGAAGATGATACAGAATCTTCTTCATCCGAAGAAAATATCATTATAAAAAGAACATTAACATCTCGTATGGGTGCGTTTGAAAAAGAAGAATCGGTGAAGCGTGTTAAACCCTTTTCTCATATGAAAAAAGAAGAACTTGTGGAAGCGTGTAAAGATAGAAATATAGATTATAATGGTACAGTTAGAATTTTAAAAACCAGGCTTAAAAATTACGAGACTAAGTAATTTAGTATGCATCTCAATGTCAAAAAATGGTTAGAATTTGAGTATGCGCCACAAAAATCACAAGAATGGCTTGATCTTAGAATGGGTATGCTTACAGCGAGTGATGTTGCATCGGCTATAGGTGTGAATAAATATGAAACACCGAATCAACTTTTATTGAAAAAGTGTGGTAAAGGTCCAGTTTTTACAGGTAATGAAGCAACACGACATGGTGAAAAGTATGAAGATGAGGCGCGTATACTTTACGAAGAACGTCATAATGAAGTTGTTCATGAATTAGGCTTATGTCCACATCCCAAATATTCTTTTTTAGGTGGTAGCCCAGACGGTGTAAGTGAATCAGGTAAGTTAGTAGAAATTAAATGTCCGATGATGCGTGAAATAAAACCAGAAGTACCTGAACATTACATGCCACAACTCCAGCTATGTATGGACATTTTGGATTTGGAAGAGGCTGATTTTATACAATATAAACCAGGCGATTTTAATTGGCCTAAACCAGAAGAGTTTGTAGTTGTTAATGTTAAACGTGATAGAGAATGGTTTGAAAAGTATCTTCCAGTTATGGATGAATTTTGGCAAAGAGTTTTATACCACAGGGAACATGGTATTGAGGAACCCAAACCTAAAAAACCTAGGAAAAGGAAGGAACTTATAAGACCAGAATGTCCTATATATACTGATTCAGATGACGATTATTTTAGTGAGTAACTATAAATGAACAAGACTGTATTATATAGTACTATATCTCTTACACTTATTATCACATTGGTATATGGTTATATGTATTCTAAAATGAAAGACGATTTTGGGTTTACAGAAGACCCTCTCGATCCGTATTATTTTTCACTAATGACGATGAGTACGGTCGGTTACGGTGACTTTTCACCAAAAACACAACGTGCAAAGGCTCTTGTCATGACACATCATACAGTTATATTAACAGAAATTGCCGCTATAATTAGTCAAGTAATTTCGAAATAAAAAAAATAAATAATTTAATGTTCAAATTTAACAGAATTTGAACATGGAAAATATTATCAGTGTATAGTAATATAATAATGAAAGGTTGTGCGATAGGTGATAATTCTGTATTTGATATAGATGTCGAAGGGTGTCAGCCCGTGAGCGAAGATAAGTGTAAATCTGGTTTTCAAGTTTTATCTAAAGATATAAATACACCAAAAAATTCGTTAGATCAGTGTTGTAAATGTAAATCGGGTAAACCGTGTAATTACTGTTTAGATTCAGGAAACTGTTCGGAAGATGAAAAAACAAAATACGTTTCCCAATTACCGACTTGTTATGCGAATTTAACAGACGATGCATCAACAAGTGCGTCACCATCGGGTGTTGATAGCGACGATGTTGACAATTTACAAGAGAAAAGAGATGAATTTGAAAATAATACATACGAAACGTTAAAAGATAGTGATGAAACAACTAAATCTTACAAAAAAGAACAAAAAGCTATCGAAGAAGAAGAAGGTGGTTCCTCATTTATGTTAATACTATCCGTTATATTGTTACTTATAGTACTTGGTGGTGGATTTTATTTTTATACCCAAAAATAAATATCAGGGTAATATAAATGCAAACATTTGGATCAAGAGCTGAAGTATTACACGGAACTGCTTTAAAAACGACAGGCGGACTTGAAAAATCTGACCTCATGCAAGATAAATATGGACGAATCGTCAGTAAAACTGCGCGTAAATCTGCAATCGAACGCATGAAAAGAGAAGGTAAAAAAGCACTTGTCAAAGTGTTCAAGCCAAAAAAGAAGGGATTTGGGCTTCAACCAAAGGAAGGTACAAAAAAATACAAAACACTGATTAAGAAAATGTTGTAATAAAGTAATTAATAATGACACTCACTAAGTGGAATGAATCTGTTAGAATAGCTAAAATTAAATTGGGTTTAGATCCTAAGTCTTATACAGTTATATCAGGTAAATTACTTAAGGAATCTCAAGCTATTTACCAAATGCTTATACTAAACGAAAAAACTACAAAATAAATTGAAACCCCTTGAGTCTTTGTGGTTCATAAACGACTAAAGAATTAAGTTTCCAAGAAATACCGAATTTTCTATTCAAGAAATATACACTGTTCATTTCAACGATGGCGGTCCCTGAATTTCTTGCATATAACTGATTTTTAATTTCGTCTACCATTGGTTTCTTTTCCTCGTTATAAACGTTTGGTTTAACTTTATCGTCTATTGTCGAATCAACCTTAACACGAAACTTCGGTTCTCGATCCGGGGACTCTTTTATATTTGAGTAAAACATTGTTTTTAGTTCTTCTACACCTATTGGTCTACCGAATATATCTTCACTTTGTTCGGATACGGATTCAATAACTTTATTTTCGAGATCACGCATATGATTGTAGAATTTTTGTACAAAATTCCCATCCTCATCCCACCCTTTCATTGCAAAATCAATGTTATACTTTGTTGGTCCAATTTCCGGTGTAAACCCGGAAATACCAAAGGGCATATACATACGTGGAAAAATTATTTTCATAGATTTATCTTCTATGTTACAAAGTGATATCTTCCTACCGTCGTAATTAGAAACTTTCAGAATATCTTTTGCATTTATAAACTTTGACATTATATGAACTAACTTTATAAATGTATATGTACTTTAAACTTTAAGTATAATATTACTTATTAAGATTTTTTAATTGTTTTGTAAGCATTTTGATATTATCTTGTTTTTGTGCTATTTGTAATAGTATTTGTGCTTTCTGTTTATTTATTTTACTTAGTGGGTATTTCATATTAGTATTTTTCTGTATTTTTTTTGAATTAATATTACGAACTTTAAAAGTATTCATTTTAATATACACTGATATTATTTTTTTATTTTCTTTGATAATGCTTTGTTAACATTGTTTCTTTTTTTACTCTTTTTACTAGATGGTGATGGTAATGTCGATAAAAAATTAGTGATAGCAGTTTTTAAAGGACTTGACATTTTATTTACTACTCTTTTACTAAACCCCGGAGAAGTAGGTAATCTTTTTAGATTGTTATTTTTATTTTTTTTTGGTGTTGTTGTCATTTATATTACTTTTTATTATTATTTTGATTTTGACTTGAAATAATTCCAGATGCCCATCCCCACATACTTGCTAAAATTCCTGGACTTAATTGATTTCCCTGTGGGTTTGTACGACGACGTTGACGTCTTGGTGTCCGATTTTTTGGTTTCTTATTCAAAACTGATATAGGGCTAAATTGATTATTATTATTTGAATTTGAATTCGTATTATTATTTCTAGCACGTCTCGGCATTTATATATTATGATATTTTATATACCATAAAGTAATGAATTGGTTAAGACTCAAGATCATAGAGATACACGTTTCGTATATGATGATGAGGTATACGATGAATAAAAAAATATTTAGGCAGAACACATAGAACACTCTGCTTCTAAACTAAACTGGATCGGTCGCGATTTCGCTTTACTTCTAAGGTAATACATACCCGTTTTCAAACCTTGTTTCCATGCGTACATGTGCATAGACGAAAGTTTTGAAACCGTCGGACTCTCGACGAATAAGTTCATACTTTGACTTTGGTCTATATATACACCTCTATCAGCAGACATATCAATTATTGTTTTTTGACTCATTTCCCATACCGTCTTATACAGTTCTTTGAGTTCGTCGGGAATATCAATAATGTTTTGAACGGACCCATTTGCCTTAACCATGAGATCTTTCATTTCTTTTGACCAAAGTCCTATTTTCTTCAAATCGTTAACTAAATGTTTGTTTACAACGACAAATTCACCCGCAAGGGTTCTTCTCAAATAAATGTTTGTCGTGTATGGTTCGAAACACTCATTGTTACCCAAAATCTGAGAAGTAGAAGCTGTAGGCATTGGTGCGAGTAAGAGACTGTTTCTCGTACCCTTTTTAACGAGTTTGCGCATATCATTCCAATCGTATCGACCACTGAATTGTGGTTCACGATCCCACATATCGAATTGGAGAATACCTTTACTGAAAGGTGACCCCTTAAACGTTTCATACGCACCGTACATTTCGGAGAGTTCACAAGACGACTCGAGAGACGCATGGTATATTGTTTCGAAAATGTCACGGTTAAGTTTTTTCGATTCTTCTGAACCAAATGTCATTCTAAGCATAATGAACACATCGGCGAGACCTTGAACACCAATACCGATTGGTCGGTGACGTATATTCGACCGCTTACCATTTTCAGTAGGGTAAAAGTTTTTATCGATAACCTTATTCAAATTACGTGTAACCATTTTCGTGACGCGGTGTAATTCCTCGTGGTTAAACTCTTTATTATCAACATCAACGTATTTTGGTAACGCAATAGAGGCAAGATTACACACAGCAGTTTCGTCCTTATCTGTATACTCTAAAATTTCTGTACATAGATTTGACGATTTAATAGTACCTATATGCTTGTGATTTGATTTCTCATTACACGCGTCTTTGTAAAGCATATATGGTGTCCCCGTTTCACTTTGCGACTTAATAATGGACTTCCAAACTTCTACTGCTGGTATGGTTTTTGTTGCGAGACCCTCGGTTTCATACTTTTCGTAAAGTTCGTCGAATTCTTTACCGTAAACGTCTGATAAACCTGGTGCCCTATCTGGACAAAACAAAGACCAATTACCGTTAGATTCGACTCGTCTCATGAATAAATCGGGTATCCACATAGCTGAGAAGAGATCACGACATCTCGCTTCTTCGTCGCCCTGATTGAGACGAATTTCGAGAAAATCCATAATATCGGCGTGCCATGGTTCGAGGTATACGGCAATGGATCCTTTTCTTCTACCGGCTTGGTTTACGTATCTCGCGGTTGAATTATAAACTCGTAACATTGGGATAATACCGTCAGATGTACCATTTGTTCCTCTAATGTGTGATTTATTCGCTCTTACATCATGAACATGTAAACCAATACCACCAGCCCATTTGCTTATACGCGCACATTCTTTTACAGTATCGTAAATACCATCGATACTATCTTCTTTGTTTGCAATTAAGAAACATGACGACATTTGTGGCCTGTGTGTCCCCGCATTAAACAAAGTCGGTGTCGCGTGAATGAATAAACCCCTAGATAACGCGTCATACGTTTCGAGAACATGGTCTATATCGTGACCATGAATACCAATAGCTACACGCATGTATAAATACTGAGGCGTTTCGATAACATCACCATCAATTTTTTGTAGGTATCCCTTTTCTAAAGTTTTTAGACCAAAATACCCAAATTCAAAATCACGTTCATGTTTAATATCTTCTTTAACCTTTGAAGAAACTTCTAATACTTCGTGTGTAATTATACCAGCTTTATGGAGTTTACGCATGGCAATGTGAAAATTATTTGCAGCACGTTTTTGAATATTACTTGCAACAATACGAGTTGCTAAAATTTCATAATCGGGGTCATTGGTTATTAAACCAATACAAACTTCGGAAGAAAGAGTGTCTATTTCATGAGTTTTAATTTCATCATACATAGACGAGAAAACTTGTTGTGCTACCATTGTTATATCTACATTTTCTGAAAGTTTATTTGTAAGCTTTGAAATCCTGTTGGTGACCTTGTTAAACTTTACGTCTTCAACACGACCGGAACGTTTTATTACTCTCATTATTTGAATTTAATTATACTGTATTTTTTAAATTGTTTATTTTATTTGCACTGGAAATCTGCACTCCGAACAGTGACTGGACCTTTTGTTTCAGCTAATCTATTGGGCTGAAGAAGGGACGAGTTTACGAAAAATTTACCATCTTTATCACCAACCTTCGCGACTGGTGGGTATGATGCAACAAAACATGTTGGTGGTTGGCATATCGGTTTTTCATAATTGCTTGGTTTAATATTATATGCTAAATCAAAATCGGCTGAGGCTATCATTTATATTTACTGATACTTTTTTTCCAGGACTATATTAAATGTGTGACGCTCTTCACATAAATTCTCTCAAACAGTGCCCAACGCCTTTGAATACATTGTTCTTTTCTGAGTTCAATATGAATATTCTTCAGCGCGCTATTCGTCAAAAGTTTAAAAATAAAACTGGAGTTGCTATTGATTACCAAAATTCGAACGATTTGTATAGTATAATGCGTGTTGTTTTTATTAACAATGCTGGTAATCATCAGGCTAATGTTCAAGAACAAGTAAGAACAATGAATGATATTGTTATTACCACAGCAATTGGTCAAATTCAAACAGGGGTTTCGCAATACATAGGGTATATACACGATATTGATTCTACTGCAATGCCTATTGATAGACCTATAAATACAACAAATTATGGTAAAAAGTTTGGTAAAAACGAAAAAATAGGTTTATAATTTACAACACGTCGTTTTAAGTGTTATATAATCTACTGAACCAACTATAATAACAGTTTCTGCTAGTATTATAGTTAGTAAGTCTAATATGTTACTATGTTACCTAATAATAGTACATATTTAATATTGAATAGCGTATCCCTGTCCTTCATCATCTTCATCTTCTATTTCATATGAACTACTGGACGGAGATGATGGCGAGGGCGAGGGCGAGGGCGAGGGCGAGTACGAGGGCGAGGGCGACGCTGATGCTGGTGCTGGTGCTGGTGCTGGTGTTGGTGTTGGTGCTGGTGATGGGCTGGACAACGTCGAATAGTAATAGTATATCCCCCCACCAAATAATACTGAAATGACTATAGCCATCATGACTAATACGGGCATTGGTAACATATTGTTTTAATACATACATATATTTTATTAATTTGAAGAGCATAATGGTGATGTACCGTATATTTTCGATTGTTCAGATGGTGGTGACGTCCCCATACATTCCCCTAACGTAAGATGGTATTGTGCTTGTAATTGATTATGTGATAAAAACCGTGTAGGGCCCGGTTGAGTTGATGAACTAGACGCAATAGCGTCCTCCTCGTCTTCGTTGACACCCACTCCTGAATTATCATTCACCAAATCACTATTGATATTAATTCCGGTCCGTGGTCCTGGTCCTGGTCCTGGTCCTGGTCCTGGTCCTGGTGCTGGTGATGGACACTGATATGCGCGAGTATCTGAAGGGGAAGCCATTACCTTTTCCCATTCTTTATTATATTCAGTATTTATTTTAGATTTGGAGTTATTAGGTACATTAATATCGAATTTTATATATTTTCTTTCTATACCTAACTCATTCAAATACTTTAATAAAATTAATTGACTACCTTTAATACTCATATTTACACCAGGTTTTATAACGAACCATCTTTCTGTAACGCTTTTACAATTTTCCGCAGTTATTTTAGGTTTGTAAGCTAATATACCTTTTTCTGAGTCGATTGTTTGTTTACCATCTTCATCTTCGTATATTTTAGCAAATTCATAAAAATCAGTAAGGTATTTAAGATCATTTTTTAAATTTGGTTTTTGTTCTAAATCATTCCATAAAATTTCCAAAAAATCATCACCTTTATAATTTTTATAACCTGTAACATTTTTTGTAAATGGATGGTTTTGTTGAACGTATATACATCCCATTTTATCTTCCCCAAATTGACACCCTTCTGATACATTGGGTTTATATATATCTGGTAATTGTTTTCTTTTAGATATTGAATCATGTATTGAATCATCGTACGTATATCCAATTACTTCAATACTTTCATTTTCTTCTATACCGTGTACAGCACACCATGCCTTTTCCTTATTTTGATCTTCCGATAAGCTATCACATGGAAATTGTTTAGTAGACATATAAGATTCTGATATACGTGGTATTTTAATACCATCTTTTGTTATTTTTATAGTCTGAATCTCAGATGATGGTTGAAGAGTAGCAGGTGAATCATCATCATTTTTTAATATAAAAAAAAGTACTATAATTAATATCAAAATTAATAAACCGATTAAACCAATTTTGGTTTGGTCCATTTTATATTATATATAAAGTCAATATTTTTAATGTAAAATATATTCTTTGATAGTATTAATAAAGATGAGCCAGTTAATGCTCGACGATGAAAAAGCAATGAGTGATGTTAACCCATTTACTGAAAAGAATAATTTTTTTCCACCTGGTACAAGTAAACAAATGATTGATTTTGAAAAACATCAACCAGGAGAAGATGAAGAAGAGGAGGAGTATGTTAGTCCCGCATGTGGTGTTATAACAATGGGTGTTGGACGCATAAGTCCAAAAGAGAAGTGTGCGTTATCTAGACCCCTCATACCAGGAAGGAATATAGATACCGGGTTTACAGTACGTGAAAAAAGTGAAATGAAAAAGTGTAAAGAAACACCTGATCAAGTTAACATGTCAGCGCTTGTTAGTATAACTTGTCTGATTCTATTAATTGCGATACTCTAAAAAATTTAGTAAGCCTGTAATGATTCGTAGATGATTCTATAACTCTTGGTATGGTAGTTATACAAAATTCTTTCATCATACGTTTCTGCCAACTACACGTTAAATTAATTAAAGGTGGTATAAATGTTGGGTCAAGTATTTTAATCATATTCATAATACGAAGAAGTGAATATGAATTTTTATTTTCTAGTAGTATATTTTCCAATTGTACCAATGCCATTTTCCGTATGGTTTCGGTAGTTTTGAATACCATAGTATCTAAAAACTGTTCGTATCGTATAGATTTATTATCCGAATCGTACCAGTTTGAAAATCTTTTACTTACAAGACGTGTATTAAAAGAATCGGTGAACTGTTCATAACCAAAACCTTCTATATATTTATCGTATGTGATTTCTAGTATATCTCTATTATCTTCTATATTTATAAGTTGTCTATAAGATTTTATAAAATAAGCCATCAAATTATATATTTAAAGAGTTTATTTTCTTTAAGTTTTAAATTATAATCCAAATTTCTTTTCCTTTTCAAACTTAAGTTGATTCTTGAGATTATCTAAACTATTCTTTTTCTTGAGGTCTAAACCTTCACATACGTGTATTTCTAACTGAATACATCTATAACAGAACCCTAAATTACAATATTTACAAATTATAGGAATTCCCTTTTTTTTACATTTAAAACAGGGCATATTTTTATAACCTAAGTTAGCTTTAACTATATATTTTTTAAGTTAAAAAATGAATGAAATTTTTTGTTCAGAGTTTGCTAAACCTGGTACTTATAGGTCATTGGCAAATAATACGTTTTCTTATATACTCACACTCGATGAGTTTCGTAATGAAATTCCTATTGAATATAGACCATCGTGGGTGAAGCTGACAACAATAACAATGATTTCAAAATTTCAACAAGATATAGATATTGGTAAAATCAAAGACGTTTTTCAACATGAGTCTTTAAATGGTAAAATACGTTTATATAAAGATGATCGTAATGTAGCATGGAAATGGGAATTAAAACCAACTACTTTTTATAATCAGATTACTCTAGTGTATAAGGACTGTTATAGTACAAAATCTATCAAGATATTTCCAAATGGGAGTATACAAGTTGCGGGGTGTTCAGATTTATTTGATTGTAGACGAATAATCAGTCAACTTTCATATGTATTTAATCTTGCAATGGGTAAAGACTGTATAGCTCCTATTGAAACTTTCAGAGTTGTCATGATAAATTCAAATTTCAGTTTAAATTACAAGATAAATTTGTTTAAGGTTTCACAACACTTTGCTAAGTATTCAGATGTGTTTAAAGTATCGTTTGAACCAGATAAATATTCAGCGGTTAAGATCAAATTCAAACCAGCTGATAATATGAAAGAGATCACAACGAGTATATTTGGTACAGGAAAGATTATTATAACTGGTGCGGAAACTTTAAAAGAGGTTGCATTTGCATATAATATTATTAACAATACCCTAAATGATATAAAAGATGTCAGGGTAGAACAATGTGAGGAAAGTAAAAGAGAGATTTTTGATGATTTTTCAGGCTATAAAATTAAAGATTTTGTAGATCATCTTATTAAAAAAGGATTTAAGTCATGGAAGTTGACAACAAAAAATAGACAAATTAATTTCTAATGTAATACTAATATATAAAAATGTCTCAAAGATTGGGTATGGCCGATGGTCGATGTTATACAATAAATAGCTCAAATCAACTTTATAATAATTATATCATGAAAGAAAATGGTATTTCTTTCGAAGATAATTACTCGTTTAGAAAACTTCTTCAACAAAAAGGTCCAGAACTTTTGAAACCATCGCAACAACAACAAAAAGATCAATGTGGATCGTGTGATAAAGCACTTCTTAAAATGCCAAACATTTATTAAATATTAAATTTATTAAAAAAAAATGTACATAAATTGTATATGTCTACTACATTAATAGTTGGACTTTTATGCTTTTTATGCTCATTATTATCTTCGGGTTTAGTACAATTTACATCTTTTGTTCCAGGAACTAAAAAACATTTTATTAAAACGTTTAGTTTCGATGAACTTCCTGATTTGGTAAAAAAATTAGAAAAAGATGGTAATTCTGAAGAAGTATGTAATGAATTTACAATATTTTTAAATAAATTTGTTAAGAAAATGGAAGAAACTGAAATAGATATTATCACACATGAATCATGGGATTTAACTGGAAAAGATAATGTCAATGTTGTTTTGGAAAATGAAACGGGTACATCCATGTTAGATTTTTTAACAATTATGGGTTCAATAATAGAAGGCGATGCATGTGACAAAGATAGACAGGAAAGAGGTAATTTTTTGCTAGATCATCATACTAAAATAAAAGGTAAAGTGGATGCATCTGAAAGTGTTGATACTTCGTGTTTAAGTCTTTATAATGGAAAAAAATATTTTAATGAAAATGAACAATGGTCTACTTGGGATTCTAATGAAAAAAAATTTGTTCAAAAGGATTTTAAAACAATTTTTAGTGAAATTGAAAAATGGTGTGGAGATGTTTCATATAATCCTTCTCCCAGTCCAAGTACGTCGTAATACGATTAATAAATTCTTTAAGTGTTCTAGATAATGGTTCAATGTGCTATATGTCTGAACGATGTTCGACAGACTAGAAATAGTAAGGCTATAAGATGTGGACATGTTTTTCATTCACATTGTTTGGAAAAGTGGAGAAAAAGGGGTAACAGGACATGCCCGGTATGTAGAAAAGTTTTTGATGGTTCTAATTTTAGGGTTATGATTACTGTATTTAATGATTTTGAGGCGACTTCAAATACAGTAAGTGTTGAAAATGAATTTATACTCGATGCTTTGGACTTGATATTTTCATTAAATCACGAGGATGATTTATCTAGTATTCTTAATGACTTTGGGATGAGTATGACCGACTTTGATTCCTCTATTTTTAACGCAGAATGAACTACAGTATTTCTTATATGATAACCCAGGGTACGATTTTGATGCATATCTAGGGTCTAGTATAGCTTTACCTTTTGCATCAACTAATAAAGGTGTAGTTGCCCAACCTCTTTTATGACTAAAGATATTTGCTTTGAATTTTAAAAGTTTACCAGGAATACATTTACCAGAATTTATTACCCTTGATACAGGGACTTTAAAAAACTTAGCAATGTCTTCGTACGTGTTTCCTTTCTTTACTTTATATTCTACGAAACCGTGTTGTTTATAAAAGTGAAAATCACCTTGTCTAAAGTAATTTTTTTTATTACCAGGAGCAACAAACATCATCACTTTAAAGTGATCTGGTTTACATTTAGTACTTGCACCACAAATATATACTTTTTTTGGATTATCAGCAACTACACGTTGGGGTAAACCTTTACAATGTGTATATGAATGGTTTAAATTTTTTATACCGGCTCTCTCACCTGGTATACTTTTACTCATTCTAAAACTTTCAAAATCACCAACAGCGTATGCATAACAATTATTGTTACCTATACCTATAGATCTACCCCACCACCGTTGGGTAAATCTAGTTTCAGAACCACTCAATGGAAGTTTTTTTACTACCTTTTTATTATTTGTTTGTGGTTTACTCATTAATAATATCACAGAAAAAAATATTATTAATAGATAAATGATTAAAGACCTTGTTAACGCCAAAAAAATGAATGAAGTTGTAAGTGAAATTCTTATATTTACTCTTATCCTTCTTATCAGTACATTTGTACTTAGATTTGCGTGGAATAGATCCTTGGTAAAACACATTACAGTGCTTAAACCAATTAATTCTATTCTCGATGCGTTTATTCTTTCCCTTTCCCTTGCGGTCATTCGTGGAGTTTAAACTTCCTTATAACCAACTACCTTTTCACCTTTAGAACTTTTCATAACTGGAAATGCTTCAATTCCATCGCAATTGCCTTTTTCGCAATCGATGAATTTGTAAGGTATATTTTTCTTTTTTAAGTATTCCAATTGTTTGGTAGTCCAACCACACCAAGATGTACCATAAACCGTCCATTCAACTTTTTTATCACCAACTTTCTTAGTTTTCTCCAAATTCTTTTTCCCTGTGTTAAGTAAAATATAAATATCAATAACAATAAGTGCTAATATAGCAATCATATCTTTTATATAATTACTTTATATATTTTAATTTCAATTCATTACATATTTTTTTAATAGTTTTACCTTGTGGATCTATATCCATAGTTCTGGCTAAACGCACAAGTTCTTGTTTTTTATAATTAACACACTTCCTTTTATTTATTTTAATATACCCTTTTTTAGCCATTGAAACTTTTGGTTTTTGTGGTTGTATTCTTACTTTTATACCTGGACGTTTAATAACCTTTTTGTTATTTTTGTAAGCGAGTTCTTTTTTAATTTGTTCGAGCGTTTTTTTAATAGGTTTACCCCCGTGTTTAACAATTATATTTTTAGGTTTTATAGGCGTTTTTTTACCTATTATTGTAGTAATATCTAACGGAACAACTGCTTTCTTATAAGGGGAAAAATATCTATCGTTAAATATTTGTTTAAATGTTGGTAAATCGGGGTGACCCAATGGTGAAACACGTAAACGATAATCGTAAACTTTATAACTGTCTTTACGTAAATATTCCATCGGTAATATTCGCTCTATAAATGATATTGTTTCTAAACCACTTTGTATTCCATATCCTTTAATAGAAGCTCTCATTCGAGTTAAAAAACAATGCGTGTCATATAAATAATGTGAATTTGTTGAAATACCACTGTGTTTTTGATACCATGCTGGATCGTAATTTATTTCTGGATTTTTAAAATTTTTTAAAGTTGATAATCCAAAATCACTTATAAGTGTTTGTAAACCAATGTCATGAACTTTAAACTGTGTGTTATTTATTTTTATTATTTTTACACGAGATGGTTTAGATGTATTTATTAGTATATTTTCCAAATGTAAATCGTTGTGTCTGAACGTAGGGTATTTTTTATTAATTTTATATAAAGCATGTAAAATTTGTGTTATTATAGTTCTGAAATGTATAGGTAACAATTTGTCCTTGTTTATTTTTAAAAAATTTAATAAATTTCCATTATTTGCGTATTCTGTGTATAATATAGACATTTTATCACATTTTCTAAGTGCAAAAGGTTTAATACCTCCAAACTGAGAAATATATTTTCCCATTTTGTATTCGTGTTTCATTAATTCATCATATCCTTTTACAATTTTTATAGCAATTTTTTTTGTACATTCTTTATCTATACATCCCATAAAAACTTCACCAAATGCACCCGTACCAATTTTTTTTGTACCTCTTTTTAATAAGGTAGATGAATTTTCTATAGAGACCGAAGAATCTTTATTTTCGGGTGTATAAAAAACATTTTTGGGATAACATCCCATATCCTGTATAGTTGCAATAAGATTTTTACCTAAATTTATTTTTTTTGTATATGTATTTTTTTTATTTTTTGCGAGAATGGCAATTTTTTTTAAATTTTTTAAATGACGTTCACGTTCCATGACTAATGTATTAAAATATTTTATTCGTCGATAAGGTCATCCATGATTTCCTCTATATATTTATCTTGATTTTGATCATTATCACCTAGGCCTTGAAAAGCAAATTTTGGTAATCGAGTGGATTCACCACAGAGAACTTGAGATAACCTGACACTTACACCAAACTTATTATCAATGAACCAAATTTGATTAAATTCGACAATACACATACATCTTTGTCCCTTTTCAATTTCATCAACCTGAATTTGTTCTTTATTTGAATTATACGCCTCGGAAATAAAATCACCTGTTTGATTTGTTTGGACTTTAAGTTTAAGTGTATCTGGATAACCTTCCTTTCCCTGTCTAACCAATGGTTTATACAAAGCTTCACGAATAACGTTAATATCGTATGCTTTACCAAGCCATTCTTTTGAATTTTCAGTAACCGTTTTAAGGATAATTTCATCGAGTTCTTTCAGTTTTACTGAAAGATCTTGAGATTCCACGTTATCCGTGTCAAAAGATAGGTCGAGTGAGTATGAAGTTTTGTTAGTAGCTTCATCTGTAAACGCACTCAGACCAAATGGTGAACGCATAAAAGGGAGTTGTAAGTAGAGTTTCTTTTTATTTCCGGATAACATCACGGATTTACCACCGTTTTTATTTTTCTTCAGTTGACTGAAGTTAACCGACGATGGTTCGAATTGGTTGGAAACTTGAATATTATTAGACATTTTTTTTATGTATATCATACGTTTAGAAACTTTAAGTTATTTTTTTTCTATGTATAAACTAATATAAAATGTCGTGTTCGTCAGGTGATAAAAAAGATAAAGTGAGTTTTCTCGGTAAATGGGCTGATTGTGGATGCGGGTGCAATGGTAAGAAACAGGAGAAAAAGTTTTTGATTTCCGTTATGTCTGCTCTTATATTTTTCATAATAGCAAACCCAACAACATTTAGAGTAATGCGTAGAATATTTGGGTCGTGGATTTCTACACCAAACGGGTGTCCATCTAAAAATGGTTTAGTGTTTCACACATTCGTTTTCCTTTTAGTTGTTTGGGGTATAATGAATATACCCGGAACTGAAGGTTTTATGATTATGGAAAGTCCTTCTCCTTCCGTAGAACCCAAAGAAGTTGAAAAAGAAGTTGAAGAAGAAGTTGAAGAACAAAAAGTTCAACCCGCTATGGTCGATATGCCCATGCCTTTACCAGGTATGAGTGAAGAGCAATTTGCGACTATTGATTCTGGTTTAGAATTGGGATCAATGGATTTAACTGATACTACGGAATTACCAATACCAGGTAGTTTTGAAACTATTGGTAATGCTGAAACCGTTTCTTGTGCGTGTTCAAATGGTAAGACAGTTACTATTAACTAAAAATCTTCATTGAATTCAATGGAAGTTGAATCTTCATCCAATTTTCCATAATCACCAACTCGCTTCTCGAAAAAATTAGTTTTTCCATCGAGTGATATATTCTCCATAAAATCAAAGGGATTTTTTGTACCCCAAATTTTATCGTGACCACTCTGTTTTAGCAATCTATCTGCAACATATTCTATATATTCCGACATTTTATCAGAATTCATACCTATCAAACTACATGGTAATGCATCCGTGATAAATTCTTTTTCGATTGAAACTGCGTCTCTAACAATTTCTTCAACGACAACTTTACTTAATTTATGTTTTAACATTTTAAATAATTCGATCGCGAACTCTAAATGTAAACCTTCATCCCTACTTATAAGTTCATTACTGAAACATAAACCAGGGAGTAATCCTCTTTTCTTTAACCAAAAAATAGCACAGAAACTTCCTGAAAAGAATATACCTTCGACACAAGCAAACGCCAATAAACGTTCACCAAATGAACGTTCACGACTGAACCATTTCATTGCCCATTTTGCTTTATTTTCTATACAAGGTATCGTCTGTATAGCTTCAAATAACTGTCTCTTTTCAGTTGGATTTTTTATATATTTATCAATAAGTTTACTATATGTTTCCCCATGGACCATTTCGTTATGTTCTTGGTACGCGTAAAAAGAACGCGCCTCTGTATATTGAACTTCACTCGCAAAGTTATTATTTAGGTTTTCGAAAACTATACCATCAGATCCTGCAAAAAAAGCAAGTATATATTTAATAAAATGTTGTTCATTTTCACTTAAACTTACCCAATCGTCCATATCTTTTGAAAAATCAATTTCTTCTGCTGTCCAGTTAGACATTTGTGCTTTTTTGTACATCGTCCAAAGATTTTCATGTTCTATAGGAAAAACAGTAAACCTATCCAAAGTTGGTAATAGCATTGGTTCGGCGTTTTCTAAATAATCCTGAAATTCAAAATAAGTTCCGATTAATTCATCATTCAATAAAATTTGTGGGTAAACCGAAGCTCGATCACCGCATCTTTTTTTTAGTTCATTTTTATCGACCATAATTTTTCTATTTTCTAATTTATACTCCTTACATAAATCAACCGCCATATCACAGTATTGACAACCTTCTTTTGATAAAATTTCTACTCCCATGTGTGCTAATATCTATAAATATTTTTGTATGAAAACTTTAATAATGATTAATATTTCAGAAATCCAGCCTGGTGAACTTGTAAAAGTTCTAGTGAACTTAGAAGATGATATAGAAGATGAAATGTATGCCAAAGTGAAGGAAAATAATAAAGATTACCTCGTCGTTTATTATTATTTAGAAACTTCAATGACTTATAAAAGTGCGCCACTTTATGAACTTGATGAGAATGATGAACTTGTACAGGAAGAAAACATATCAGAACATCATGAATCACAAGAATATTTTTATAATGTTAAGAATAATTTATATGCTATGATAGATGAAATAGATTCAGATGACGATAGTGAAATAATAGATGAATCTGATGACGATGGTTCTGATTTAGATGGATTTATAGTACCAGATAGTGAATGTATAGGTATGATATCAATACCAGAAAATCATAGACAAATAAATAAAGATTGGAAAGACTGGGAACCTAGGAGCCCTGGTTCTATTAGATATAAAAAAATGGTCGATGATATAGAAAAATTTGCAAAAATACAAGAGGATGAATTAAATTTTTAACCTAAGTGCGAATAATTTTTTATTAAAATTTAACTATTGAATGTATATATGGAAGAACTGGCTGCTATATGGTCCGATGTGGACAAATTACTAAAAAAACCGATATTAATAAAGCCAGTAAATAAAAATTTATGTAAAAATTGTAATGTTATTAAGATTTTTACTCGAGAAGGTATACCTACATGTCCTTCATGTGGTTTAGTAGATTTACAATATATAGATGAAACTCCAGAATGGAGGAGTGGTATATCTGATGATGGTAAAGTTACAGATAATTCAAGATGTGGTAATCCGAATTCTAATCCAGAATTATTTTCAGAATCTTGGGGTAAAGGTTGTATTATATCAACTAGGAACACGTCTAGTTATAAAGATAAACGAATGGCTAAAATAAATTTTCACCAATCCATGAATCATAAAGATAGATCTTTATTTCATGCTTATAAAGATATTGATGAAGCATGTTTATTATTACCAGAATGTGTCCTTAAGGATGCAAAAATGATGTATAAAAAATTCAACGATAAAAAATTAACACGTGGAGCTGTTAGAACTGGTATAAAAGCAAATTGTGTATTATTTTCGTGTCGAATGTCAAAGATACCACGTACAACAAAGGAAATAGCTGACATGTTTTCTATTCAATCAAAGGATATAAGTAGAACATCTCAAATGTTTAAAACTGTAATGTTGGGTAAAACAACAAATTCTTATACAACTTTACCACATGATGTTATGCAAAGATTGTTAAATGCATACGATGTTTCTCGTGAAGAGAGATTAAAGTGTAATAATATGTGTTCTAACTTGGAGTCTTGTTCAGATTTAATGAGTAAAACACCAAATAGTGTTGCATCTGTTATTATATACATGGTGTTGAAAAGTCGTGTTAGTAAAAATGATATTTGTGAAAAATGTTCTATTTCTATACCTACTATTAATAAAATTGAAAATATAATAAAAAAATACTTAGAGGATAAAAACAATTAAAGGGTAATGGAACGTAAATTCAGAAAAAAACTTTTCATTAGTACACCCTGTTATGGTGGTTTATGTTTGGAAAAATACATGATAGGTATTATTCAATTACAACTTGAACTTATTAGGGAAAATATTCATTTAATGTTAGATACAACAGAAAATGAAAGTTTGGTTCATAGAGCAAGAAATGTTGCCGTTGGTAGATTTATGCAGAAAACAGATTGTGAATATTTTATGTTTATCGATGCGGATGTGGATTTTGACCCAAAATCTGTTGTACGCCTTTTAGATTCTGGACATGATATTTCTGTAGCTGTTTATCCTAAAAAGGTTGTCATGTGGGATCAAGCTGAAAAAGCTGTCAAAGAAGGTGATGAAAGAGATTTATCTCTAGTTTCGTCAAGTTTGGTCGTAAATATAGGTGCTACAAAAAGAAGTGTAGAAAATGGTTTCGTTGAGGTTTTAGATGGACCTACAGGTTTCATGGTAATAACAAGAAAAGCCCTTGAAAAAATGCACGAACATTACAAGGATTTAGATTGTAAGAATGATCATCAAAATAGAGATTTTGATGATTATTGTGCTGTATTTGATTGTATGATAGATCCAGATAATAGAAGATATCTTTCGGAAGATTACGCATTTTGTAGAAGATGGCAATCAATAGGCGGTAAAATATTTGCAGATGTTCATACTACTTTGGGACACGTTGGTAATTTACCATTTTATGGGTGTTTAGATGAAAGGCTTAAGGCTTAGATTGTAATATATAATATTATGAAGTTTTCTACAATTTTAGTTACTCGAAGTAAATCATGTCACGTTAAAACTTTACATAATATTCTTAGATTCAACATCATGTGTTTAAATAAGGGTGGTGTAGAAAATGAAGTTTCATTTGTTAATGATGATCCCTATGATAAATGTGAAATGATTCAATCAAAAATGAAAACACACGATCGTATACTTTTTATAGATTTTGGTGTACAAATGGATGATTCTAGTTTGGAAAAATGCTTTGATGATTACGAAGGTTTAGGTTGTTTAGTTTTTCCAGCTGTTAAGGAAGGTGTCGATTGGAACTTATTTAAAAGTAAAATTAAACAGGGTTCAAATGAACCTGTTAACCAAATGGGTTTACATTTTGATACAGAAGTTTTGAATAAAATTTCACCGGATATATATAACGTAAAAAATACAAGTTCTAGATGTTGGATTATTATGTGTAAAAACGTCACTAAACATATAAAAGATAGAAAATATGGCGTTTATAAAGTTTTCCCCCGTATGGAAATAATGTTTAAAAAATTTCAAGAAGCTGGTGTTAAAATTCATGCGTATACTAAAGCTAAGTTGGTCATGACATATAGTCATGAATGTATAAGTAATATTTTGGGAGCATCTGGTGTTAAATCAAATTAAAGAATATATTAAATAATATAATAACATGTCACGAGTTTTTGTAAAGAAGGATGATCCTCTTTACAAATACGCGATTAACTTCATGGAAAAATCATGGGGTACAAAGGGGATATTTCCCGGTTGTCAACCCATTTCCATAGAAAGGAAACATTTTGATGTATTATCAAAAAATGATTACGTCGTATGTGAAAAAACAGATGGTGTTCGATATATGATGATGGCTTTATATTATGATGATCAAAAAGTTTGTTTATTCGTAAACAGAGCCCTTGAAATGTTTAAAGTTTCTTTGAATTTTAGAATGAATATATTTAAGGGTACTATACTTGAGGGTGAATTATATGAAAATATGTTTATGGTGTACGATTGTTTAATGACATGTGGTGAAGTTGTTGGTAATAAAGATTTTTTTGAACGTTTGGAAAATTGTAAAAAAACGGTAAAAAAAGCGATGATATTAAACACCGATACAATTTCTTTGAAAGTTAAAAATTTTCATTTACATAAAGAGTTTCGAGAGTTTATGGATAATTATCTACCAAATGTAAAACAGGAAATTGATGGTCTTATTTTTACACCCGTAAATGAACCTATTCGTATAGGTACACATGAAACCATGTTTAAATGGAAACCGAGAAATAAAAATACAATCGATTTCCTTGTAAAAAAGGGCCCTACCGCCGAAACACCTGGATGTGTACCTGGTCAATATGTATGGAGATTGTACATTCAAGATAGAGGAAAACATATATTTGAATCGTCTATACCTATGGATAAAATGAAAAATTATAAATGGTTACGCCAAGGTGATATTATTGAGTGTATGTATGTGACATGGGAAAATGGACCGATTTGGTGGAAACCACTTAAGAAAAGAACTGATAAAACGTTTCCTAATAGTAGGAGAACGTTTTATAGAACACTCGTAAACATAAAAGAAGATATTAATATGAAAGAGTTTTTAGATTGTATACCATAATAAAATGATTATCTTCTTTAGGAAACTGTTTTAATTTACCTAAAGTATCATCATCTTGTATTATCCAATCATCACCTAGTTTTGTTATAGACATGTAATGACCACCATATTGTATACCCTTATGAATTATAGTAGATCTTAACTCGTAAACATTATTTTTTATTTTTAATTGTTCTTCAATTTTTACGTAACTTTTTTTATCAAAAGAAATGAAAAGTATTTTTGGATACTCCGAAAATAAAGTTCGTGTTGTAGCCACGTTATGTTTTTTACCATTATTATCAACGTAATCCTCTAGTATGTTCCATTTATGACTTTCTTGTATCATTATATTTAAATCTTTAACATTTTGTTTTACGTTTAATATATGAATACAAAAAGGTGTTTTTATTGTATTTTTACCTACTGGTGATATAGTTATTTGTGTAATTTCTCCATATACAAGTTCTTTGATATAAGTGTAACTTTTTTCGAGTATATCTATTATACAAAAGAGTGCATCTTGAGAATCATGTGGGTGACCAATAACGAATCTTGGAAAAATTTTAACAAATTCTTGTAATACAGGACCTATAGTGAAAGATTTCGATTCCTGTGTTTTGAAATATATATGAACGAGTTGTTCATATGCACTTGTAAATTTACAATCACCTGTGTATTTTTTATCCAATATATGAGAGGATATTTCGTGTATATGTAATATGGTTTGTATAGCAGAATTGAAGTAACATGTATTTCCTAAATTTGTAAATCCGTGCATCTAAAAAAGATCAATAAAAAAGGCTTAAGAAGAAGACGCGAATATAAAAAGTAAATAAAATAAAATGGACGTTCGTAAATTGTGTGATGAAATCAAACCCACTCTAGATAAGTATAAGGATGAAGAGTATATAGAATTAGAATTCCGTTTAGGTAAATTCAATTCTTCATTTTTTGATACAAATATTGGAAAAGAAAATTTTTATAAATGTTTAGATGGTTTACAAAAGTATAATGGTTGGGAGAAAGTTGTTCAAAGTAAAACTGAAGTGTATTACCGTGAAGATGACAATAAAAGGTTAACTGTAGATGAAATAACAGGAGATGATACTCTTATAATAAAGGATAGAGTATATACACAAGATTTTAAACATTTACAAAATGTACCTTACGATATAAGATTGGGTGTATCCAAAGAAATACCAGCTGAAGAAGATGATAATAACGAATGGAATAAGAAAAAGAATAAAAATAGAATGTCATTCATTCGAAAAAATTTATCTATAGATATGACCATTTGTGATGGTGAAGTTGAGGATATGGATGCAGAAGATTCAAAAGTTTATCAAGTGGAATTTGAAATAATTGATCCTAAAAAAGTGGAAGATATAGATACACTTTTTAAAATTATTCATAAGATTAATGATTTTTTTAATATGAGTAATTATATATGTTAGTGTGGTTAGTAATTGCATGTATAGTATTTTTCATAATGTATTATGGTAATGATATACGTTACGAAAATGTACATGTATTGGGTTACAATTCTAAATTTTTTTACATGTCTCATGGTGAATCTACAAAAATATTTGAAAAAATGAAAAAAAATAACTTATCCGAAGAATCAATAAAGGAATTTGTTATGATGGAAGACAGGTTTTTAAATCTCGAAAGAAAATCAGTTTGCTCAAGAACATCGAGAAAATTAGAAGCTTTTGCACTTTCAGATGAAATAAAAAATCAATTTTTAGGGTATGATTTTTCATATCACGTGAAACATCTTAAACAGATATCCGAACCAGATAAAATTATAAATCGAAGTATAATATGTTCATTAAATAGTAAATAATACGTCTATGTTTAGGTAAATGTATTTTATTATAATTATCGTATACATGTATAATTAATTCCGAATCGTCTATGTATGTATTTTTAAAGTATTCTTTTAGATCACATTCATTATAGTGAAAATCATCCGTATAATAAAATGCAATTTCTAAATTAGACATTTTTAAATTATTAATTTTATTGTCTTCTGTCTTTTCTCTACCACATTTAATATAATCACATATAGTATAAAATATTAAATCTATAACACCTGAATTAATATCAGTTTTAAATTTTTCATAATTATCTATTATATTACGCCCTTTATTTTTATTAACACGAAATAAAAATAAATCGCGTGGATTTTCCATTTTCTATTTATTTACTTATACTTACTTTTGTTGTTTTCTCTTTAATGCTTTTTTTTGTTCTTTCTCAAAGTTATTAAATAAATTGTTAAGTGTTACTTTATTTCTTTTTGAACTCGAGTTAGAGTTAGAGTTAGAGTTCGAGTTCGAGTTCGAGACGGAGTTAAAATTCAAACGTTTGACAACACCATTATTTTTACGTGGCGTTATTTTCTTAATTGGTGGTCTTTTGATAACACGTTGAACTGTTTTTGTTTTTGTTTTTGGTTTTGGTTTTGGTTTTGGTTTTGGTTTTGGTTTTGGTACTGGTTTTTGTTGTTTTGGTCTAGGTGGTGAAGGTCTTTTCATGTTTAATGGTAGAGGTTCTTCACTTCTAAGTTCTCTAATCATTTGAATGTAACTTATAACTTGGTTGCTTTTAAGTGAAGGAGTTTTTGGTAAAGACATAACATGTCTAACGACATTTTTTACGACATTTTTACCAAATTTACCGTAAATCTTATTAGCTTCTTTTTCGATTAAAATTTTCTTAAAAACCTGTTTTTTATCTAATTTCCAATCCTTTACCATATCCTTTTTTACTTCATTTGCTACCATTTTTTTTAGTACACCATCTCGTGTTACAAATTTTTTATTATTTTCGAGTTTAGTTAGTTTATTTTTAACTTCACGAACATTTTTATTTATATTCATAACGTTTCCGTATTTTTTCATCCAAAGTTTACCGTAAAGTTTAATTAAATCATTTTTAATACTCGCTTCGTTAAGTTTACGTCTTCTATTTATAGGTAAACGTTTTTCTTTTATTTCTTTATTTTTCAATACTTTTTCCATTTCATTTGCAAGTGAATTTGGTGAATTTGGTGTACCTGGTTTATCTTGAAGTTTTTGACATAATATTTTTACGGTGTCTGTATCTTCTACCGTTATACCTTTAGATATAGCAAGTGATACGAGTTGGTCTTTTTTCAATTCTCTACAAAGTTTATCATCTATTTTGTAATTAGAATTACCTTTTTCTATTTTATCAAGGACTTTACATATATCGTCTTTTTTCTGTTTGTTTTTAATACCAACAACACCCAATTTCTTAGAAACTTCGAGTAAAACTTTTTTGGATAAACCTTTACATTTTTTACCTCCTATTTTCATTATACCGTCTTTATCGTACGTAATTTTAGTATTTTTAACTTTTGGTGTTGTTTTTCTTTTAACGGGTTTTTTCTTTGGTATTTTGAAACAACAATCATAACCTTGTGGATTTTTTCGAGATTCAAATCCATTTTTACAAGGTGGTCTTCTTGGTTTAGGACATGTTGAACCTTGTGTTTTTTTAGAAACAATTATTTTTTTATCTGCGTTAACATTTTTGTTAACCAAACCTATCGTATACCCATTTTCGTGTAACTTTTTAACAAGTTCTACACCTATAGAATAAGCACTTTCGAGATCATCGGGATTAGATTCACCCTGTACCTGAACAATACCTGAACCCGCCTTTCCAGTTTTTGTTGAAAATATAAATGTATGTTCCTTGTATTTTAAATAAAGAAACGGTGATGATTCTGGTTCGTACATGAGGAATGAAATCCCCCAAGTGCGTAATTGACGGTATTCACTTGTCATTTTGTATAATTGAAAATTAGTATTTGTTAAAAATTGACCTGCGATATTATTGTATTCTATATCGTTGTATAAAAATTTATTTTTTTGTGTGTATGTATCAACTATATAATTGCGTAAAGATTCTGGTTGTTTTTTTAAATTTTTAAAACCTAAAAATCCACCCGAAAATCTAATTTTACCATTTTTATAAATATTAAAACTAAAATTCTTTTTTTCTATACCGTTCATCATGTACCCGGAAAATTGTGCGGAAAAGAAGTTTTTATCTAAATCACCCTTTAAACCAAAATCTTTTGTGTGAACAACACCTGTTTGAAATCTTCCATATATACCCTTTATTTCACTTATGTCTACGGTTAAACCTCCTGCTATTGGTGCATGACCTTTTGGTTTCTGTTTCAATATATTTTTTATATCGATACGCGTTTCATCTTTACTAAATTGTTCATTTACTAAAGCATTGTATATACCTGGTTTGAATTTACCTACTCTAAGTTCGGAAAATGTGGAAGTTGTATTAGTTTGTGGTATTATTTCCTGTTGGACACGGGGTACAAACGGTTGTACTACATTTGTTCTCTGTATATCTACATTTGAATTCCGTACGAATTGTCTTGGATCAGTGTTCATACTTACACTATGCTGAGATTATTCTTCCATTTCTTCTATTATCACATCTACACCTATAATAAAATCCTGGTTTTTGTAGGTTTTTCCTGCGTACGTTTTTTCATTATTCCGTTTGATCTCCACACCTCTACTACTAAACGGACCGAGGTAGAAATCAGGATTAAACCTTGGTCGACCTAGATTGTTTTTAAAACAATAATTGAAAAATCTTTTTTTGAAAACTTCGAGTGGACAAAAGTAGGTTTCTCCGTGACCGTCGAATAAGATGACATCTGACTGTAAGAAATGTTCGAGTGGGTTCGTTACTGTTGCCACTTGTTTTCTAATTTGAGCGAAGTAGTCTGGAATGATATTCCAAATATCCTCACAATTATATTTTTGTGAGTATTCAAGGTATCCTCTAACGCACTTTTGGAGAATTATTGGTATTTCGTTTTTCAACTTTATTTCTAATAGAGGATCTGTATCAGCATCTCTAATCTGTTTTTTGAAATGCCAGGTCATTAATCGTCTCAAAATACTACCAGAGTTATCTTTCCAATTAGGAACTTCATTTCCCCCGAGTATACCCGGAACGATCCACGTCATGTTTTTTGCTTTTTCACATTTGACTGCAATAGATACATCTTCTCCAGATACTATAGACTGAAACTCTGCCTGTTCGAGTTGTAAATCACCTTTGATTTCTGGTGCAATGAAAAGTAACGCGTCATGTATAGAAGATAATCCAAACTTCCGTTCTACGTTATTTGAAAGTGTCCTTACATCGTCCGCTTCGTAAAATTTACTGAAAACTTTCGTAACGAGCGTTGATTTACCAGAACGCGCGATACCTTTTAAAAATGGTATGATTTGCCATTTATCTAGGTCGTTTAGTTCGAAACAAAGACGACCACCCATGATATACATCCATTTACATACATCAGGTTCAAATTCTTGTGAATGGAGAACCTTATCAAAATTTGGTGTAGGTATTTCAAACCAATCTTTATAATTATCGTTATAATCTTCAAAAAATGTATCAAAATATTTACAACTTACAATTTTTGGGTCGAGGTTTATCGCCTGTTTTGATTCATACGGATAAAATACGGATATGTATTTTTCTTGTGTACGAGACCACTCTTTACCGATGAATATACCGTTTCTGAAAGACCAGACGTGTCTATCCTTTACAATTTCTGGAAATTGTAAGTCGTAACAATCACCAAGATGTTTGATAACTTGATTAATTATAGTTGTTCCGTTATTTGTTAAATCTTGCCACAATTCAAAACGCGATTCTTTTGGTGCCATGCGATGAACGTAAGCCTTAATAAGTTCGGTTTGTCTCCATGCGCGCGTGTTATGACCTTCAGGTGTTTTAATTTGTACACAACAATAACCCTTGTACCTTTTTATATTATTTTCGTAAAGTTCTCGTAAAATAGCTAAAAGAGCTTTTTGGAAAACGTTAAGGTTTTCGAAATCCGGTGTTGAACACCTTAATATAGAAGGTTCTGAAGGTATATTTGCAGGTAACCAGGAGGGATGATGGACCCTTTCGTACATACGCGCGGCTCTATAAATAATAGTCCAACAATCGTCAACTTGATCAATGAGACGAGATAGACGAAGAGATATTAAATCGTCATCATCGTTTTCCTCGAAATTTAGAATACCTAAAGTATCAGCACGATTAAACATTAAACTAAGTTTATCCTTTATTCTTCTATATTCACCCTCAACATCAGAGTAATTAAATTTTTTTGGTTGACCGGTTTCTTCGTTAATATCGTTTTCGTCAAACCAATTTCTATATCCCAATTGGAAGGGTTCCTTACCGTTATTCCATGCCTTGATGGACCATTTATCTTCAAATTGGGAGAGGAGATTCATGAATGTTTCATGGTTTAATTCAGAAATTTTGTTATCCCACAGGATACTATTTGCTTCAATAGTGTTTGGTTCTTTAGCGGGATAATGTGTATCTTCCATATCTTATAAGTATTACTCGTTATTTTTCTAAGCCTTTTTTTGGATATGAGATAACATTTTAATCATAATTTTATTTTGTACTTCAAGCTGCCTGGAAATATTTACCAAAGCAGAACATAAAGTTTCACCTTCTTCAGATATAAGAACTGAACTTAAAAGGTTACCGAGATCCATAAAAGGGTCATGTTCATCATCATATTCATCATCTTCATTTTCTGATATTTCAAGGTCTTCGGAATTTTCCGATACAAGTTCCGTTTCGTCGATAAAAGATTCGGTATCATTGATATCGTCTTCGGAAATTTCTGATTCAATTTCAATATTTTCGTCGACACTTTCTTCATCAACATTTTCAAGCTCTGGTACAGGTTCGTTAGACATTTATATATAGTAGGAAAAATCAATTCGTGTTTTTTCGCGAAATCATCCGAAAAAAAAATCTCAGCCTATAGTACAAAAACAAACAATATGGCCGGTGGTCTCATGCAACTCGTCGCCTATGGCGCCCAAGATGTCTACTTGACTGGTAACCCAAAAGTCACTTTCTTCCAGGCGGTTTACAAACGCCACACTAACTTTGCGATGGAAAACATCGAACAAACTGTTAACGGTACGGCCTCTTCGTCTGGTCGCGTTTCCGTCACGGTCGCCAGAAATGGTGATTTGATTGGTGACATGTACTGCGAACTTCAATACAAGGTTGGTATCAGTGGCTGCTCCCACGCGTGGGCTGCGGAACGTGCGATCAAGGATGTTGAATTGTCCATTGGTGGTCAAAGAATCGACAAACACTACCAAAAATGGTGGAGATTGTACTCTGAATTGTACTTGGCGGACAGTGCCAAGGCCAATTGGGATAAGATGACTTCTTCGCAAGTCGCGGATACAACTAACGGTGTCCAAGTCTTTTTGCCACTCATCTTCTTCTTCAACAGAAACCCAGGATTGGCTTTGCCATTGATTGCCTTGCAATACCACGAAGTCAGACTCGACTTTGACTTGGCGTCCGATTTCGGTACCAACTTTACGTCTTCCTTCAAGGTTTGGGGTAACTACGTCTACCTCGACACTGAAGAGCGTAGACGATTCGCGCAAAAGGGTCACGAATACTTGATCGAGCAAGTGCAACACACTGGCTCCGATTCGGTCACTGCCGGTGCGACCAAGCAAGTCAGATTGTCGTACAACCACCCAGTCAAGGAATTGGTCTGGTGTGTTAACGGTGGTGCCCCAACCGCGTCGACTGATCCAAAATTGTGGAACTTTACTTCCAACTGCGATGTCGCTGATGTTGTGATGACGACATCTATTGACAGTGGTGCATTAATGGAATACGCGACCCCAGCCGCTAACATTGGTAGACCAATGATCCACGTTGGCACCGGGGGTATGATTGAAGCCTGGTCTGAAGATGCTATTGAGGACGGTTTTTTCAGAGGTCCATTGAAAACTCTCAAGTTGGTCCTCAACGGTCAAGACAGATTCAAGGAACAAACCGGTAAGTACTTTAACCAAGTGCAACCATACCAACACCACTCCGGTTCGCCAATGCCAGGGATCTACTCGTATTCCTTTGCGCTTAAGCCAGAAGAGCATCAACCAACGGGTACTTGCAACTTCTCCAGAATTGACAACGCGCAAGTTGCGGTCCAACTTAAGGACATGACACACGCCACAGCGTCTATGACTACACCATCCCTCGACATGTTCGCGGTCAACTACAACGTTCTCCGCGTGCAATCCGGTATGGGCGGTCTCGCGTTCTCCAACTAATCGTATATTAAACGTTTACTAGCAAATAAATAAAATTTAAAAAATATATACAAATAAAATTTAGATTTTAAAATTTAGAACAAATTTTAAAGTTTAACCTTAAAATACTTTTGTATTTTTTCGAGTACGTACCAATTTGGTTCGGTTTTTTCTGATTCGATTTTGTTTATAGTATCTAAAGTTTCACCTATTCTATGTGCAAGTTCAACTTGTGTATGACTTCTTTTTATACGTAGCATTTGAATTTTTTTACCTAATGTATCATTCATATTGTTAATCATTATAGTTTAACACCAAGAATACGACGCAGTTTTTGCATGATTTTATGGTCGGGAATTGATTTACCCAATTCGTATGACGAAATTATATCTGACGATACGTTAATTAGATTAGCAAGATCTTTTTGTGTATACTGTTTTGCGACACGTGCTCGTTGAATTGTTAAACCCGTTTCTTTACTGACTTTTTTGTGCGTTCCTAACTCAGTTTCGTCAAGTTTTTGTTCCGGTGATTTACCCGAATATTGACTCCGTTTAGGTAATTTTATCTCTTGACCCATGAACTTGACGTATTTTTCCTTTTCTTTTTCTTTAGTAACACTTTTACCGTGTATGGTAACTTCATCCCAATCTTGATGGAACATGTTTTATATTATAAATACTTAAAATTTTAAGTCTTTTTTTCTATAAATGGAAAGTGTTTATATATTCTTAATAATTTTTGGAACTGTGTTTGGTCCATGTGTACTGTTTAATCCCGTGGTTAAGTGTTATTATTATTGGTTCCCATATAAACGAGAAAACGTTGTTGAAGTATAAAGTTTAAACCTGTGTATATAATAAATGATCGAAGCGTACACGGACGGAAGTTGTTTGGGTAATCCCGGACCCGGTGGGTGGGCGTATCTCATAAACACGGACCCTAAAATTGAAGATAAAGGTGGTAAAGATATATCTACGAATAACGTTATGGAAATGACTGCAATAATAAAAGTTTTAGAAAAGTGTATAGAATTGGGACACATGACCGTTCGTATTTTTACCGATAGTAATTACGTACGCATGGGTCTAACGGAATGGTCTAAAAATTGGGAACGTAACGGTTGGAAAACATCAAAAGGCGGTGACGTAAAAAATAAAGACGAATGGGTAAAAATGGTTGAGTTAATGCGTAAATTTGAAATAGTCGATATTAAATGGGTAAAGGCGCATAACGGAAACGTAAACAACGAGCGTGTTGATACACAGGCACGAGAATATGCTTATTTATTTTCTAAGAAAGAGTAATGGGAGGTAATACACCAGAACAACATCACTGGTGTCCAAAACAAGAAAAACTCCTTGTCGGATGGGCCGAAAAAGCTGCCGGGTACCGATGGCTCCATAATTATTCACGTATGTTTTATAAGAAACAAAATGATTGGTTATCGTACCCATGTATAATTATATCGAGTATCACAGGTGTTGGTGGCTTTGCAGTTTTAAGTCCTAACGATCAAACCATGTCAGATTCAAAAAAACAACAAATAATAGCGGTTCAATATTTTTTTGCGTTTTTAAACGTACTCGCGGGTATACTTACATCAGTTTCTAAATTTAATAATAGTACGAAAATGATGGAAACACATTCATCAATGTGTGTTCAATGGTCTAAATTTTACAGAAACATTGAGATGGAATTATCACTAGAAACCGAACATAGAGGTGAAGTTAATGTATTTGTGACGAAGTGTAGACAAGAGTACGATCGTCTTTTAGATGATTCACCAGATATTCCATCAAATTCTATAGATGCGTTTAACATGACATTTCCAGATAAAGAAAATAAACCTGACGTGTGTAATGGGTTAAACGTTATAGGAACAAACCTTGGTGGTAGTACCGATAGTGAATATGGTAAACACAAAATTGTCAAATGGTTAGCTAAATCAAGGGCAAACACACCCGATATAGAGACGGGTAGAAAAATGAGCATGGAATTATCACAAAGTGATTTACAGTCTCATTCGACTGCAAAACAACATAAAGGTAAGAGGTAATAAAAGAGTACGAATGATTGAATACAAGGAATACGTTTTACGATTAGTAAAAGTTGTATTTGGTTTAAAGTTTATGGTTGATATGTGAATATGATCCTATAGCTCAGTTGGTTAGAGCGCGGTGCTTATACACTACTAAGTATACCTAAGTGACTTTAATGACACAAATGCAACGCCGAGGCCGCGGGTTCGACCCCCGCTGGGATCACACCTACTTTTTAACGTGTATAAAGATATATCACGTTAAAAAGTAAATGATCAGAGTTTCTTCTATCCCCCCGTCACCCGAAAATAAACGTAATCAAATACGTAAGAATATTCTTGAAAATACATATAGTAAAAAGGTAAATATTGCGTTTCAAACGTTTGAGAACCCGCGTCTTCAGTTTAGGTTCGCGGAAGCACTCGATGAGGCGGATGAAAAGTGTTACGTTTCGGGAACATCAGAAGAGTGTTTTGCGGCGTGGCAAGAAGTTGATGAATTGGAAGATTCAATGATGCGTCTCGGTGTAGAAGTATTTCAAAACTATAGTATGCGGTACGGATCTCTCCTTCGACGAACATTCAAACTTAGATGGAATGTTCGTAACGTCGAGGACCATCACGTCATACCAAAAGAGTTCAAGAGTCACCCAATTATTGAAAAGCTAAACTATGATATCCACGCGAGTCAGAATATAATCATGATGCCGCGTGAAATTGGTAATTTGCGTGAGAATAGACTTACACACAGAGGTAATCATAAAAGGTATAACGAATATGTCGGTAACGTTCTCAATTCGATGGAAAATACAGATATAACTGAACCAGAATTTAAACAGTTTGTTGACTTTTTAAAAATTGGGTGTCGCTATCGTCCACAGGATATACCTTGGTCTTAAATTTATTTCCATGGAAAATCTGAATATCTTCCTTTTATGATATAGTCTCCTTTATCATAAATGTAACAACATAAACCATACTTATCGTTACCATTTTTACATTGTGGATGATATTTGTATTTATATTTATTTGATTTATTTCCGTGTCTTTGTAAACTTTCTCTTTCTGTACACACTTCTTCAAATAAGTATGTATTTCCGGAATTATACCCTTGTTGCAGTTTAGAACCCGAACGTTTTTTCAAAATGTTATACATTTCAACACAATTGTATAAGTAATGAGGGTTATTATCTTGTTTGATCATGAATTGTATTAAATCTAAGAAAACTGGATCTTTTGGTGGTGTTGCTATTATACCGTTATATATGGAATTATTGATTATTGATAGTACCGAGTATAAATAATCGTTAGTAAATATTTCGGAGACTGGTTTAATAAGTTCTGTTTTTATATCGAGATAAATACCACCAAATTGGTATAAATAACAGTATCTAAACAAATCGGCTTTATGAGGACCCTGTCTTAAAGATAAAAATTTTGAAGCAGTTTCAATACCGAAATATTTTTCAATGAAAGTATACGCTTCTGCATCATCATAAATAACGTGTTTATAATCTGGTGCATATTTTTTAATATTTTGGTAAACGTAAGTCGGTATTTTTGATTTTACGTGATACGTTTGAACAATAACACGAGGTGTTACTAATTCTTTTGGTTGTAATGGAATAATATCTTCCGAACATTTATCACGCGTTTGGTTATACAATTTAACTAAATTTTCACTATACGTTATATTTTTGCATATTTTATCAGCGTCCCAATTGTGTTCGATTGTATCTTTATACGGTCCTTTTTCTGCACTTTGTGTTATGAGATTTGGGTACTTATATAAATTAAGTTTCATACTCGATACGTAAGGAACAAGATAATCGCCATTTTTTCCTATTATGTCTCTATACTTTTTGTTAGTTTCTTTGTATTTGGTATCCGTAAAATCTTCAATACATTGATTAAACCAATCGATAATTAAAGGATCATTTTTTTGTGATTTTATTAAAAAGTTTTCTAAACACGTAATTCCTTCTTTAGAGAATCTATCGGCTTTAAAGCAAAAAACTTTATTATCTTGTGGTAACCAAGAAAACGCATTTTTATTAAAAAATATGGATGCATCTATCCATATACCACCAAAATTTTTCAATAAATAAAATCGTATTAAATCGGATTTATTTGCTTCGTTACTTGTTATTTTAGTGAAATAGTTCAATTGCGATTGTGGAATCCAATTGCTAACCGTACTCTTATTTAAAACACGTATATCTCTAAAACCACCAACACTCTGCCAATTTTCTATACACTTTTTTATTATAAGTGGTTGGTGCGGTGAATCCCAATATGACCACACAGTTTGACCATTTACGGAACTCGCCTGATGTTTTTTCATTGTTAGTAAAACTATAAATAGTAAAATTATAGATATTACGAGTATTGATTGTGGTATAACTGTCATACTTAAAGAATACATACATTATATTTTAGGGGAGCTATTGTCATATAGTGGTTAGTATCTTGGACTTTGAATCCAATCACCTAGGTTCAAATCCTAGCAATAGCTTGTATACGATGCCGTGGCCGAGTGGTCTAAGGCGCCAGATTAAGGCTCTG